TAATCAATTAAATAAAATTGTTAAAACTTTAACTATTATCACAATATCATTAGCAGTAGCTATTACATTTTTAGATCTTTTAAAATTAGCTATTAAAGGTATTGATTTAGCTAAGATCGCAGCATTTATAGCAGCAGGAACTTTTCCTGCATTATTACCTTCTTTACCTAGTACATTACAACAATTAGATTTAGCTAAAATAAAATTACAAACAGATGAAGAAGGTAACGCTAAAATAGCTAAATATAAAGCTATAATTGGAGGAGCAGCATTAGTATCATCTATTATTGGTGGATTTGTATTAATAGCTATAGGATTATTAAGTTCTATTGATATTTTCTTAAAAAAATGCGCCCCAGATCAAGCAAATGAATTAGTTCCTATATCTAAAGAAACACAAGATATAGCAGATGTTCAAGCTCAAGCAACAATAACACAAAATCAAACAACTTATAAAGGCTTTATTATTGAAATTGAATTAGTACCATATACTTCTACTATAACTCGTAGACGAGCTATTGGTAAAAATCAAGATGGTATTATATTAATTCAAACCGAATTATCATTTACAACTGATGATCAAACATTAATTGATGAATTAAAACTAATTATTGATAGAGATAATTTAAAAGCCTATTAACTTAATATTTATAACACGATGAAATCAGAAGAATTTAAAAAAATCATTAAAGAAGCCGTTCGTGAAGTATTCGTTGAAGAAATGAAAGAAATACTTTTAGAAGCGGTTAAAGCACCTAAAGCCTCAGCAGGTCAAGGTGGTTATGGAACTGTTACAGAATCAGTTAAACCAATTAGTTCTAAACCATTAGATCCAAATGCTAAAAAAGCAGTTATGGCTAATATTTTAGGTGATATGGCATCTGGTAGAACAATGACAACAGAAGCTCTTACTGCTAATACATTTATACCTAGAGGAGGAGATGCAATTAATGGATCTTTACCTGATGGTAATGTTGGATTAGATCAAATTATGGGTTTATTAAATAAATAATAATGGCATTTGGTGCACAAAAAATATTTCCTATTGATACTAAAACTGGTACGGCTATTGGTGTTAGTTTAGATTTTAGTAATCCTGGAGTATTTCAGTCTACTTATTTAACTAAAGATGCTATTAAGAATAATTTAATAAATTTTTTCTTAACCAACCAACCAGAACGTTATTTAAATCCATTATTTGGTGGTAATTTAAGAAATTTTATATTTGAACAAATAACAGCTAATAATACTGATTTTTTAAAACAAGATATTCAAACCCAAATAGGTTTATATTTTCCTAATGTTATAGTAGCTAGATTAGATGTTATAGAATATCCAGATATAAACCAAGTAGTAGTAACATTAAAATATACAATAGCAGACACTAATATAAGTGATCAATTAGATATAGCATTCAATTAATGGCAACAATTAAAGATATAAAGTACCTAAATAAAGATTTTACAGAGTTAAGATCTAGTTTAGTAAACTACGTTAAAACGTATTTTCCAACTACGTATAACGATTTTACTCCAGCATCACCAGGTATGATGTTTATGGAAATGGCAGCTTATGTAGGTGATGTTTTGTCATTCTATTTAGATAATCAATTCCAAGAAACATTTTTACAATATGCTCGTCAAACAAATAATTTATATGAATTAGCTTATATGTTTGGTTATAAACCAAATGTAACAGGTGTAGCATTAGCTGATATAAATTTTTATCAACAAGTACCTGCTATATCTTCAGGTTCATCTTATATACCTGATTTTAATTATGCTTTATATATTGAACCTAATTCTAGAGTAACATCTAATCTTAATTCAAACATTTCATTTTTAGTTGGAGATCCAGTTGATTTTTCATTTTCAAGTTCAAGTGATCCAACTGAAGTAACTATATATCAAATAACAGGAACAACTCCTCAATCATTTTTATTAAAGAAAACTCGTAAATCTATTTCTGCTACTCTTAAGTCTAAAACTTATACATTTGGAGAACCAGTTCAATTTGCAACTGTTGAATTAAATGATGAAAATATTATTGGTATATTAGATTGTGTTGATACTGATAGTAATCCATGGTATGAAGTTGATTATTTAGCTCAAGATACAATTTATAAATCAATAAGAAATACTAACACTAACGATCCTTATTTATCACAATATCAAGGAGATACACCTTATTTATTACAATTAGAACAAGTTCAAAGAAGATTTGTTACTCGTTTTATTGATTCAGGCTCATTACAAATACAATTTGGTGCTGGAACCGCAACAGATAAAGATGAAGAAATTATTCCTAATCCAGACAATGTTGGTTTAGGTTTACCATTTGAAAAAGATAGATTAACAGTAGCTTACTCACCTAATAACTTTACTTTTACTCGTACCTATGGTATAGCTCCGTCTACTACTCAATTAACCTTTAGTTACTTAACTGGAGGAGGAGTTTCAGCGAATGTGCCGTCTAATGACTTAACTCAGTTTAATGGCAGTGTTCAATTCTTAAATAGTAATCTAAATTCTACTACAGCTAATACAATATTTAATTCATTAGCTGTATCAAATCCAGAAGCAGCAAGTGGAGGAGGTAGTGGAGATACAGAAGAAGAAATTAGACAAAATTCATCTGCTAACTTTGCTTCACAACAACGTAATGTTACTCAAGATGATTATTTAGTTAGAACATTAGCTATGCCGGCTAAATATGGTACAGTAGCAAAAGCATATATTGAACCTACTAAAGCACAAACTATATCAGCTGGTGAATCTAATTCAATATTAGATTTATATGTTTTAAGTAATAATGCTCAAGGTCAATTAACCACAGGCTCATTAGCTTTAAAACAAAATGTAATTACTTATCTATCACAATATAGAATGGTTAATGATTCTATTAATATTAAAGATGGATTTATTATTAATATTGGAGTAAATTTTGAAATTATAATTTTACCTAACTATAATAATAATCAAGTATTAACAGCTTGTATATTAGCATTACAAGATTATTTCACAATTGATAAATGGCAAATTAATCAACCTATCTTATTACGTAATTTATATATACTTTTAGATAGAATTGAAGGAGTTCAAACAGTAAAAACTGTGGATATAGTAAATAAAGTAGGTACTAATTTAGGATATTCACCTTATGCTTACGATATTACAGGAGCAACAGCAAATAATGTTATTTATCCTAGTTTAGATCCATCTATATTTGAAGTAAAATACTTAAACACAGACATTCAAGGTAAAGTAGTACCTTTATAATAATTAAATAATGGCAGTATATAAAATATTTCCTACTCAAGATGCAACTATGTATTCTATGTTCCCACAGATGAATACAGGTATTGATGAGATCATAGAAGCAACAACAACAACATTTGGTCCATTTGTTCCAAATCCTGAAGTTAGTAGATTTTTAATTCAATTCGATTCAAACGAAATGAATAGTATTATTAGTACTAGAATAGGAGCAAGACAATGGGATGCTTATTTACAATGTTACGCGGCCGTTGTGACAGGTTTAAATGAACCTACTACAATAGATATTTTTCCATCTTCACAAAGTTGGAATAACGGTACAGGAAAATATTTAGATCAGCCAGTAACTACAGATGGAGTTTCTTGGGTATGGACTAATTATTCAGGTTCTATACAATGGACTACAGCATCTTTTAATGCTGGTTCTACAGGTTCATATAGTACAACACCTGGAGGAGGAGTATGGTATAATAATATATCATCATCTCAATTATTTCAATACTCAGATAATATTGATTTAAATGTTAGTGTAAAAAATATAGTAAGTGCTTGGTATACAGGTAGTTTAACTAATACTTATAATACTAGTAGTAGTTTACCAAATAATGGATTCATAGTTAAACAAGCTAATCAAGATGAGTTTATAGATAATCCTAATGTTCAAGTAGAATTTAAATTTTTCTCAATTGATACTAATACTATTTATCCTCCTCAATTAGAGTTTAGATGGAATGATACATCTAGTTATACTGGCTCAACAACTGTCACTACTATTAATACAGATCAAATGACTGTTGTATTAGGAGAAAACCCAGGTACATTTTATAGTGGTAGTATTAATAAATTTAGAGTAAATTGTAGACCAACATACCCACCAGTAGTATTTCAAACAGCGTCAATTTATCTTCAAAATTATTATTTACCTACTGAATCATATTGGTCATTAAAAGATTTATCTACCAACGAAGTAATTATAGATTTCAGTGATCCTTATACTAAACTAAGTACAGATATTTCAGGTAGTTTCTTTACAATGTATATGAATGGTTTAGAACCAGAAAGAAATTACCAAATATTAATTAAAACTATTTTTAGTGGTTCAGTACTTATTTTTAATGATGATTATTACTTTAAGGTAGTTAATGGATAATGGAACAAGTAAATTTAAATAAAAATGTTTTTTTAAAGGATCAATATGAAAAAGTTATTGATACTTCATTCACTCAACTAGTACAGCCAGCTGCTACTAGTTCAGTTGTTCCTCCATCTATTTCAATAGCTGAATTTTTTACTAATTATCAAACATTATTTTTTGAAATACCTAAGTATGGTAATACAAATTCACATGAATATTTGATAAAAACAAGCCAAGCATACGCTGGTGATTTTAGTAATAGTGATGATACTATTCAAGCATTAATTGAGGAAGTAACATCATTAAGACAAGAAAATTTAACTTTACAAGAACAAATATTAAATCCTACAGGTAGCATTAATCAATAATGAGTAAAATAGTTAATATACAACCAGTTAATCCTATAACATTTGAATATCAAACATATTCACCTCAGGATGAATCTTTAATATCTAGCTTTGAAGTCACTAATAATTTTAATGTTTCTTCAAGTTATATAGAGTATTTTATTTATGATTTAAATAATAATATTTTATATAGTAATGAAATTGGCTATAG